GGGCCACCACCAATCCACCCACCAGCCTGGTACTGTCCTTCGAGGATGCCCATCCGTGATGCTCCACCACTGTGAACGGCCTCACTCACCTGGTGGTATTCTGCTGCGGTGAGCCTGTTGATCAGATACTCGTTGCCAGTCGGCACCAGTGCACGAGTTTGCTCATGCGTGTCCATCGGTGTTAACGGGCTGGTGTATCCCATCTTCAGCCTATTGTAGGCTGGAACCTTGAGCGCACTAGGATTGCTTAGTGCCGGATTGATGATGCCCGTTTCACGGTAACGATCGAAGATCTTGTAAGGTACACCGTCATCTTTGTCAGGCAGGAAATGCTTAGGACCGTTGGGGTGCATTGCAACGTAGTGAGCTCGGGCCTCCGAATACGGGATGTTATGAATTCTCGCGTAGTTCATCAGAGAGCCGTTCGCTATCTCTCCGCTCACCGAGTTCTGTACCGAGCCCGCAGATGTCGCCGCGACCAGATCCTCGAACGACGTGAGTGGGTTGTTTATACCGTCGATACGCTGGGCAATGGGATCCAGGTTGTAGAAGCCCCTGCCACCTTGCTCCAGCCCCAACCTGACCTGCCTGTCGAGGATGTTCATCACCCGCTCATGGGTGAGTGACTGGGTTAGGCCTGGCCTGCGCTTGCCTGTAGGGTCAGGCAAGAGGTCCGGCTGACCACTGAGTCGTCTGTATTCTGGATCGAAGCCAGTCCTGTCGAACACGCCACGTTCGATGGGAGTGAAGTCCTCACCGAGCTCGTACCGTCCTGGGTCCGACTCGATGTGAGCGAGCGCAGCCTCGGTGCGTGACAGCCTGCGTTGTATCTCACTGCGTGGGGCACGGCCAGCGGATTTAGAAGGGGTCTCCGGCCTGGGGTAGAAGAGTCCCCTGCCTGGTATGTCCTGTTCTGCCGCCCTTAGCTGCCCTGCGGTTCCTTGGATTCTGGTGAGGTCTGATCCTGCTCCGAACCCGTGCTTGTTGGCGAATCCTTGATAGGCTGGGGTGATGTGTTCATCGATGATATTCGCCAGTTCGCCAAATCCTTCTGGTCCTTTGGTGGCAGCGGCGTATAGTTCTCTCCCGAGGTAGATCCCTTGAAAACCATCGTAATACCTCTCCGTGACATCGGCGTTATTAACAGCGGCATCGACCTTGTCTACTAAGTCAGATGGACTGCCGCTACCGTAATCTATTACCACAACCTTATCGCCATCAAGAGTTGCACCGAGGTCATTTGCCCTGAGCGACTCAACGATCTTCTGCGTATTACCTTTCAAAACAATACCAGCGTAATTGTCTTCCGCTGAGACAACGTGCTTGGCTAAGTCGGAGGCCGTTGGGTTAGAAAGACTTGCTGACGAGTACGCCGCCTCGGCTGCCTGACCAGTGACAGTTCCCCTGTAGGCCATGATCGTTTTGATCGCCTCTGTGTCTGCACCCTCGATCTCCAACAACACATTGGGACTTACGACACCCTCATAAATTCCTTCGCCTTCTCTCTTGACGATCTTGACGTTGGAGCCAGTCTGGCGGTTATAAAGGTCAACGATCAGATCACCGGACTCGCCGCCGCTCAGCGCCCGCTCGATTACCGTGGTGAGCTCTGCTTCGTATTGTTTAGGCGTGGCCCTGAATAAGCCTACTTGTAAATCTTTGCTGACGTTCTCGTGGGTTATCGTCCATGATGATCTAGGGAGCTCGACCTTGCGGGTATCTCCTCCAGCACTCTCCCACCTCGACGGGTCACCATAGATCCCTCGTACCGCCTCCGCATCACCAGGATCTTGTAGATCGAAGACCCCCTGCTTCGAGTCAGCAAACTCTGTGAGCCACGGGTCGATGATGTAGCGGTCATCAAGAACAGCGAAGTCGTGACCATCTGCCTGTGGAGCAATTTCCTTAAATCCTTTATTTCCACCGAAAACTGTTCCAGGATTGGCTTCATCCGAAAAACCAACAACCTTAACGCGACCTTTGCCAAGTTTATCTTGGATAGCGCAAGCGAAGCCTGTGCATTGAACGCCAGAGTGCCCCGTCTTACGGAAGGATGATTGACCTTCTCCACCAAACTCGATCCCGTAAAACTCATCCATGTGTTCACTAGAATCGAAGCGAATAAACTGCTCGTCCAACTGCCGCCTTGTAGTTTCACGCACTGCATCAGTACCCTTACCGCCGACTCTCTGCAAGGCTGACCCGAGAGGAGGCTGTGTTGTCGCAGCACCCTTCAGCCTGGTAGCAACCCTGCTGGCAGTACCCCTGAGTGTTCTTCCAACTCCCGCTGATCCCGCTCCTTTAAGAGCGGCCTGACCGAGGCCACCGAGCAGTGCTCCTGTGATGATGTTGCTCATCCTCTCTTCTTCAGAGTCGGCGGGTGCCACAGCACCAGTCAGGCCACCACCAACCATACCAGCCGGACCCGTGCCGTACACATACCCAGAGCCTTCCTGCCTGACCTTCTCACGCATCTGGGGAGTGACCTCGAAACCCCAGTCCGGTCCCAGGTCACTATACTTCTTCTGCTCGATCACCCACTGGCCGTAGAGACCAGACTCGGGATGTGCTCCTGTTAGGTATCTATTAGCATTGATGTCGAGCTCCTCGAACGACATCTGTTCTGGCTCTTGTCTCCATAACTCAGTCTCATATTGCTGCTTGTATGCCAAGCCTTCTGCTTCAGCGAATTGGCTCACATAGGCATGGGCCTCTTCCAGAGTATCGAAGCGAGGGCCTGCCACCACGCGCCCAGCGTTCTGTGTCCTTGAACCAACAGGCTTTACGATGATGGGATGTGACGGGACATCACCGACATCGCCTAGTCGATTGGCCTGCTCCAGCTTTCTTTCCCACATAGCTAGTTTAATGCGAGCTTCTTCTATGCGCCTAGTGAGCTCTTCACGATTACTATGCGTAGGCGTTAGGGCTTTTTCGTCAGAGGCGAGTTGGTGTCGAAGCTCCTGGATTTTGTTCTCCATCGCGTTTATGAACCGCTCCTGACCAACCATGACCCTGTGGAACACACCAAAGTCGTTTGTGTCTTTGACCTCAGCGTGTGGGAGTCCGTAGTTAATGCGCGTGACCCGTGGCGCAGAGTTCTTGCCGTACTCTGATTTCAGATATCGGGCGGCGTGTTTTGGCAGCAACTGGTTGTAGCGAGACAGGTGCGCCGCACCACCGACTCCAAGAGCTTCGCCCCGTATGTTGGCAGCCGTCATATGACGCTGAGCTAGATCTCCTCCAGCACTTTCCTTCATGCGTTCAATCTCCATTTCGAGATTGAATTTGTACTGCTGAGCTCCTCCTAGACCTGTGAGATCGTGACCTCCAAGAATCGTGTCCGGTATCCTGGTGTCGCTAAAATCAGTAGCCTCAAGCTCGGCCCACTCTGCTCTTAGGGCAGTTTCCTCTGCTGTGTTCCCATACAACAACTCCTCTATCTCTTCACCTCTTTTAATGATTGGCTCTAACGCTTCTATCTTTTCTTGTAGTGGCTGTATCGCCTTAGCCACCCTTGCTTGATGCGGTGCAAGAACCGGATAGTCCTCCCAGACACCTTCCTGTGACATCCATTTTTTGAAACTTAGGTTAGTATCGAATGTTCCAAATGGTCTAGCCAGAAACTCTTCACGCTTGGCCTCGAAGCGTGCAGCCTTCGCTATGAGTTCCTTGGCGGGTCCAGCGCCGATGTATTCCCCGAGCTTATCCTGCTCTATCACCTTTCCGTTGTAGCCACTTAACGTCGCGCCATTGTGGCCCCAGACAGTGAGCTCCCCTTCTGTCCCACCTATAGGCCTCCACTCTATTTGCTTGGCATGGTTTCTGACGCCGTAAGTGTCGGCACTGGCTTCACCGCTCAGCCAGGTCACACGATCATGCCCACCTTCGACAGCCATCGCGATGGCCTTTTTGACGATGAGCTCTATTCGAGGCTTTTGTTCCTGGTACGGGAAATTGGCTGGCACGTTGCTGCCGCTCAGAGCAAGAAGCGCAGTGTCCATTACTTCTTCTTCAGTGGCTCCCTCTATGAAGCCCTGTCTCGTGCGTTTCGCTGGATCCCACTGTTTTGTGCCACCACCTTCCGGTCGAGTAACACTTCCTCCAGGCTTCCACTCGTAGGGCTGGTCAACTGAACCCCTGTAGGCTTCCACTCTGAGCTCTCTACCAGCTAATCGGTGCGGCCTGCCAGATCCCCAGCGGTACATATCACCTGGGTGCATACCTTCTGATGGACCCGATGGGTACTCGTTAGGCCACCGGAAATCCTCGGGAGGAGTCACTCTCCATCTCATGCCTGGCATTTGAGATATGTACCCTTGTTCAAACCCAACACCACCCAGCATAGCTCTCTTTAACGCACCTTCAGTTAGGGGAACAGCAACCCCAACAGGGTAACCATTTGGATCTACAGGTGCGTCTAGAGCTGACAAGGAAGTGGGGGGAGACTCGGCGTCTTTTGCCCACTGGTAGCTGTAGTCTGGTAACTCCTCCTGGTGGATATATAAGAGCGCCGACTCTATCGCTTCTTCTCTGGTGGCTCCGTGGATTACCATATGGTTACCAGAGTCCCACTGCCCTTCAGGGAAGAGGAGGTCGTCCGCTTGCTGGCCTTCTCCAATCTGTTTTTGTGTTGACTGACCCAGGTGTCTCTTAGGTATCACCACCATCCACGGCATCGGGAGAGGTTCACCTGTTTGGGAGTTTTGCCTTCCCTCTGTCACGGCCTGTTGGTAACCCTCGGCACCGTGCCCCTGAAACTCTAGCGGCGATTCCTGCCAGCGAAGGTTCCCGAGATCAATACGGTCTATGTCTGGCTGGAAGCCATAGCTTCTAAGCTGTGGGTCAGCGCCATAGCCCCTGGGCACCGCACCGCCTGGCATATGCACCGTAGCCATCTCTTCCGGTTCAAAGACCTCACCGAAGAGCCTTGTCTGTGTAGCGTCCAACTCGGTTGCCGCTCTGACCAACTCCTCAGATGCTATGAGGGATTCCCTGGGAAGCTCGTACTGTCTCAAATGCCAGGCATGAGATGGAGAGTCATAACTCAGCTCTCTAGGGGTCATCGATGCCTCGTTAGTTACCGTAGGGTTTACACCCTTTTGGGCAATCGAAGCTATTCTAACTAGATCGTTGGGGCTGATAACGCCTGTGTCGAAGCTACCCTCAAAAGCGTTCAGGACATCGCTGTCAGCGCCCGCATGGTACAAAGCTTCTCTGAGATTTTTTTCAAACCCACTCAACGCAGTGACGTAACGCTGCCTTGCTTCACCGAGTCCGGCTTCCTCTAAATTGACAATTGTAGATTTGCGGTCGCCATACTTGGGGAACAGCTCCTCGACATTCACCGCTCGCAGAGATTCCATATACCCTTCTCTGTCACGAATCGTAGTACGGAGTACCTCTCTGGCTTCCGCAGCAGTCGCAGCAGGCCTGGCTTTTGTCCTGCCAGCGTAACTGGTTACAAAATCTGCCCTCTCTTCCCTCGACATCGATTCAAGTCCCAGCTCACGTCTCACCGCACTCAGGTGACCTTCCCACCTGTCAGGAGCTGCTATGTTCCTGGGCAGTGCTCCATTGTACACATATCCATCGCGTGACCACAGATCAGCGTGCTTGTGTAACGGCGTCTCGATTCTGGGGGGCGATACGACTCCCTCGTCGTATACCTCTTGAGGAGTTCTCCTTGGGCCTTCTACCACCGTTCCCTCGGGGAGCTCGTCTTGGCGGTATCCCGTCGCCCTCGCAGGTGTAATTACATCTTCCTGGGCTTCACCGATATTGAGGTGTGTTTCCTTGCGCCCAGTCTCAGGGTTCACCCAGTGACGATCCGATGTCCGTATACGAACGATTGTGGCAGCAGGATCTTTGTGTGTCCGAGCTTTACTTGAGAATCCTCTGGGATCTGCTCCTCGGATAGTTGTGTCCGTCTCGCCTAGACCGAAGGGCATACCAGTTACTGGCCGATCCCTGACGTGACGTTGGAGATCGAGTAACCGTGTTTGCTCGCCCTCTAGGGTCAACTGCTCAAGGACACCTGTAGGCTCCCCCTCGTATTGTGTCTGTACTACTACCTCCTCACCACGGGCCAGTGCCGCGATGTGCCGCTCGGTTGTAGCGATGTCGGTTGCCAGATCTCCAGTCAGGTGCTCAGGGTCACCCGAGCCAACACGATACGGTTCTATTCCTGGGCCAGGCCTGCCTTCAAACATCCTCTCGCGCTCTGCTCTCAGCGCGGGAGTGTCGTACTGAACCATTACTTCTTGGTGGTTGTCGGTCATCCTGACCTCGTTTCTACCACGTTGGTTCCACTGACGGACAGTGCCTTCACTAGTCCACTGAGGCTGCTCTCTCATCCCAGGTGGTAGCATATGCATAGGAACGAATGCGCTTGCATCGCTATGCACGCCTATACCTTCTGGGTTCTTTTGCATCGTATACAAGAAAGCGTCGGCTTCTTCTTTGGTCGCAAACGATTCTATGAGAACGGTGCTGTCTTCGATAATCGGCTCTTGAGTTTCCTTGGCACCCAACCTTTGTCTCGGCATTGTGCCGTAGATATGGAACGGCTTGGCCGGATCCAGCTTCCAAAGATCGTTTTTGTAACCAGTTACTCCAGCAGGCCAAGAGACAGGAGCGTCTGCTGGCCTGTCCATAAATTGATAGCCAACCCAATACTCGTCTGCATCGTACATTGGAGATTCTTCAGCCATTCTATCATATATCTCATCTTCCCAGCCTCCATACGGGGGCGCTCCCTCGCCCCAGACTGGGCGTGCTTCCTTTGGGAGGTCTCTAGCCGCCAGCCACTCCTCTATGTCTCCTGGTTTATGCTCTACGATATGCGGGTTCTTCCAGCGCACGCCCTCAGCTCGTCGTGTCTCTGGTAGCTCTAGACGATTCTGGTCATGGTAGGCCAGCAGCTCGTCTCGGGTGAACATCTTCTTAGGATCTTCCGAGAGCAGTTTCTGCATACCCGTTACGTCGAGCTCGCCCTGCCTGACTGCTGGCCTGCCCTTGTTTGCGTCACCCTTTACAAACATAGAGAGCCACTGTGAGGCAGTAGCCTTTTCTTGTGGTGCCTTCTCGATGGCAACCTGCAACCTGGACTCCTGAGCTCCTGGCTGGATACCGACAGGTGCACGAGTGGACTCAGCGATACTGGTCAGTAGCTTGGGTGCGTTGATCGGCGGCAGCATTGGCGATATCGGTGTGCCACCTCCTAAAGGCTTAATGGTGGTCGGAGCAATATCCCCTACGTCTAAGGTGACATCGCCCTTAGCTCTGCCAGTCAGACGTGCCTGTCCGGCTGTCTGTAGCGGTGTACGGCCAGCGAGCCCAGGTGTTACGACCTCGGTTGCCTGTGGTGTTGGTCTTGGTGTTGGTCCTGGTCCTCCAAGCGTCCAATCGGATGGCTTCGTCTTCATCACCGTAGCGTCACCAGGCATCCTGTACCTATTCATCATGCTCAACTTGCCGAAGTTCGTTAGCGCACTGATAGCGCCCGTGAACCCCAAGTTCGATACCGCCCTAGACCACCACCTGGAACTAACGTCTGTACCGAGCACGTTATCCACAATGTGAGACGCATTCATCAAGTCTGGGTGCATCGCCATGCCGACATTCGGTATTGCGTATCTACCAGTGACACCAATGAGCGTTTGGGCGAATGAGCTCGGCTGCCCCGAGACCATAGTGGTTATATATTCTGGCTCTAACCCACCTTTTACGAAGTTGGGGTTAGGAATTTGTTTTGCGAATTGCTGGCCTGTTTTAGTTCTCCAGGGATTAGCTATCGCACGGAGAGCGTCAAGTGTACGACGCTTATCGGGGGACATGGCCGCTACTACTCGACTCTGATTGTGCAATCTTATCGCCTCGGCGGCAGCGATCTCCGATTCTGTCGCGTTGGCAATACCCCCCTTGAACGCCGACATCGGATCCCTGGGAATCGTATAGCTACTACCAGGACTAGGAAGCGCCCTTTGCATACCCCGCATTGTGCTACCCACCATCCTACTCCCCACTGCTGTGGCTCCCATTCCAGCCAAAACACCAGCACCCTCGAATGCTGCGAGAGTCATTCCGAGATGGGCAGTCCCTCTACCTATATCTGCTGGCTTGCTTTTGATGTCACGCATACGCCAGTCTTCTTGCCTCTGACGTGCCATAGTAGGATCGGTGCCAACTATGTCGTGCAGAACAGCAGTACCACCGTGCACAGCGCCCGCTGCCTGCCTTCCGGCACTTATGAAGGCATCCGTCAGCGGCCCAGCGAACGGACCACCTACGGATTCGGGACGAATTTCAGTGGGTTCTTCCTGGAACTGGGCAGCTATCGTAGGAGGATCAGCAGGCCCTATTGTTGGCTGCGGTGTAATACCGTACTCATCAACCACCCTGGTAACGTCGGCTGGTTGCTGAACGCCTTGGATGAGTTTGCGGAGCTCGCGGTGGTCCGGCCCTCTTTCTTCTACTGGGGGCGCATCGAGATTGGCACGCCAGTTAGGCGTGTATCCCGCCAGAATGCGCTGTAATAGACTTAGCGGCTTGGGGTCATCATTATGAAAAGGCATCTCACCGTCGAGTCCGATCTAACGCTTCAATCTGATCTTCCGTCAGACCTTGTTCTCGAAGGAAAGCCTTTTCATCCATAGAGAGTCCAGACCTGCCACGGCTGCCAGATTGTGCCTCGCCAGCAACAGTTCCACCGTAGGTGGCTGCACTCACGGTAGGACCACCTCTCGTGACGTACTCCCTGCGTACTGACTGCTGCTGTGGACCCATAAGTCGTTGCGTGATCTCGGCAGCATCCTGGCCCCGAGCCGTAAGGAGCGGTGCCATATGCCCAGCCACTTCACCGGACGCCGAAGCCTGACGGCCTCTCAGCGCGGTTTTCAGGGCACCCACAGCTACAGGCACCACACCGCCACTCATCAACCCAGTGAGATCGACGCCGCTCATTGCCGCGACTTCCAGGAGCTTGTCCACGGTAGCAGACTGCTGCATCACGAACCTGCCAGTGCTAGCCATCCGCGCTTCGTTTGTCAGGTTCTCGACAAACTCATTGAAAGCCTCGTCGCTAGGGAACAGCAAACGCATACGCTCCCTGTCTGCGGTACGGTCGGACAATGGTCTCGATAATGTCAGGTTGCGGTTGCTGGCTACCATCTCAAGCCTCTGTGCCATCCCCTCCACACCACCTCGCACGAAGAGCTCCCTCTCGGCCTCGCCCATTCTAGCCAACGCCGCTTCTACATCACTAGCGGGTGTATTGAATAATTTACGTCCAAGCTCCAGAGCTTCTTTTTCAGCTTCTCCACCACCCCACACTGAACGAGCGGCGTTGTATGCAGGAACCTGTTCATCGACACGTCCAAGCATTTCTCTCAGCTTGGTCTGTAGAGCACGAGCTTCTTGGCGGCCCATAGTCGCAGTCGCACCCGATCGCATTTGGATCACGTCATCCATGCCGCGCTTCATGTAGTCGATCGCCTGGACAGGGAGCGCCGCAAGATCGTCTGTCAACGGTGGTAGCGTCACTCCCTCCTGCTTGGCGATTCTCACGCCAGTCTCGTATGCACTCTTGAATGTTTCATCCTTCAGGATGTCGTCACCGATTATATCTCTAGATATCGGTGGAGCTGAGTAGGCCTCATCATATAGAGGTGCGGCATCAGTCCTCTGCCGCTCCATGATTTCTTCCGTGGCTTCGGCAAACGAGCGACGGTTGTTCTGGTCGCTGAGACGCAAGACATCATCGATGATGCGCTCTTCCTGTCCAGCACCACGGCGATGCAGGAACGCAGGTATATCTTCTTTAGCAGTGCCAGGTACACTAGTGGCACCTCGGGCGGCTCCCCGTGTTTGCTGGCTCACATCCATGATCGTGGCTTCTGGGTGTCGTTCGAGCATCTCGACCGCCTCCTTGAGCTCCGGCGAGCCCGCAGGTGGCAAGGTCTCTGCAACCCTGCGTGCGGCTTGATCTTCTACCGTCTCGACGCCCATCCTATTCATCAAGTTCGGCACAACCCCAGTAGCCGCAGCGGTAGGTCTCAATCCCGTCAGGTCGAGTCCTTTGCTAAGCATATAACCAGTACCACGGGTTCCTGCCTGCGCGACCGGACCCAGTACTGCACCAGCTCCAACTCCGATACCCGTAGGTAAGACTCTCTCCCACGGCATACCTTCAGCGTGACCGAAGGCCTGAGCTCCACCTTCGATCGCGGCACCCACTACTGGACGTGCAGCCGTCTGGGCGCTCATCATACCAAGAGCTGGACGGGTAGCGACGGCCCTGGCACCAGTTGTACCGATCTGGGCTAGACGCGCTGCCGTGGAGGTGGCGACCGGAACGGCCCCCGCGCCACCAGCAGGTGCTGTTATCAGAGCCGCACCCACGATCGGTGATATAGCGCCAGTAACTTCGCTGAGACCATAAGTCCAAGGATACGCCTCTCTAGAGGCTTGGTTACGACCTCGCACGTCGGCAACATTCCTGGTATAGGCTTCGCCAGGTGTTTCACCACCAGGCATTAACGATGGAATGGACCTGAATCCAGCCATCATCTCATCGCTGAGTCCAACGGTGAGACCCTGCCCGAATCCACGAGCTACCGCACCCATTCTGCTTGGAGGAGTTATACCAGCCTCTTCCATTCTCTGTCTTATAATGTCTATACGACGATTACGGTCTTGGTCTGGATCCTGTACGGTGGGACCGCCGCCGCCACGATGCATTCCTGGTGGGGGTCTAATAGCCACCTGTATACCCCTCGTATTGTAGCATCCAATCTATTTGGTATTCGGTGTAGCCCTGTTCTATGAGCTGAGTCATGCGATCCCCAGCAGACATCTCCGGTGGAGCTATACTTCCAACATCGTTCCACCGTGCCCCACGGTCCCTGCCATCGGCCAGCGTAGCAGCCCGCACCAGTGCGCCGACTTGTGCTTCCAGTCCCCGCATCTTGAATACGGCGGTCTCCATGTTGTCCCCAACCTGCGGCACGATAGCGTCCACAAGTTGCTGGATTTCTTTCGGACTAATCGCGGCACCAGATGTCCACCGCAGCGAAGCACCGACAACCATCGTAGCGGCTGCCCTGTATTGCTGTACTTCAGTGCTCTGAACAAATCGGCCAGTAACGCCCTCTATGAGTCCAGACGGTCCAGGAGCTCCAGCGAATTCTGCTGTAAGATCCTCGATCATCTGGTAACCGAGTACGGCCCGATCTGCTACAGCAGCAGCCCTGCGATCGCTTTCTGCTGGCTGTAGGCCCCTCCTTTCTTCTTCTTCGTAGTTCGTTACCCAGGTTTGCAGGGACTCGTCGTCCATGCTGTCCAGCCATGCTCTCGTCTCTGGGTCGATTTTGTCGCCCTGGGATTCGAGGAAAGTGAGTGATCCTAGACGCTGAGCACTTGCTGGGGCGTCGGGGTTGTATGCGTAGTATTGCTGATATATGGCAGGGATCTCCGCTGGATCGACCCCTGACACCGAGACATTGCCAGACGAGTCCATGCTGAATACGGGCTCGGGTTTAGTGGCTTCTGCAATTTGCTGCGCCGCCCCCAAGCTTGGGACACCACTAGCATCGATTTGCCCATCCGACACGCTGAACTCTGTCGGCTCGCCAGACCATAGCCTTCCTGCTCGTAGGTGCTCCATCCCGCGCTGTTGTCCGAGATCGTACTGGGCCTGTTCCGCGATTGCTTCAGGAGAACGAGCATAGTCGTACCTGGCTGGCTGGAAGCTTCCAGCTTCGACACCTACATCGAGCTGCGGTAATCGGGTGAGCTGGTCACCGAATTGACGCACTGCTGTGTCTTGGTCGAGTCCCATAGCTAGAGGGCCACCACCAGCACCTCCCATAGCGACCGGAGACGGCGTGATACCTCTGTCCATGACACTTGGCGTATCAACCCCAAGGTCTACTGGAAGAGGTGTAGTGGTCTGTCCTGGCTCGTATACCTCTGTGCCAGGGGTTCCTGTCCAGCCCTTGGCTAACCAGTCCTGGTTGTTACGCACGGCCTCGGCTAGGAGATTTTGCTCGTCTAGCTCAATCCTGCGAAGTGCCAGCGCGTTTGTCTGGTTACGCTGTCTGCGATCCTCGGACATGGCCGCTATCCTCATCAGCGCATCGCCTAGTTTGCTGCCTATATCGGAAATAGCGTGACCGACGTTATAACGAGCCATGCTTATCTTCCCCGCGACCAGTCGCTAAAGCTTCTGGGAGTTCTGCCTTGCGGGTGCCTAGCGTATTGCCGTGCAAATAACTCGGCACCACCCTCGGGCCAGGCATCTCGTGATCCCGAAATAGCTTCTGTGATTGGCGGCACAATCTGCGCGGCCAGATAAGCTTTTTCGAGTCCACTCAGGTCACCCCAGAATCCACCTACCTTGTCACCTATCTTGTCTATTACCGAACCGCTTCCTTCGCCCAGAGCTCTTTTGACGCCAGCCTGTCCACCAAACCGAGCATTTATTTCGGCAGCACTAGTTTCGAGAGCCCGCTGTGACTGTCCGACATTAGCAAGAGCACCACCTGGCTGTTTGGATCTCTCCATCGCTTGTTGCATCCAAGGTGGCATACTACCCGCCTCTTGTGCCATTGGCGTCAAAGCAGGAAACGATGTTGGTGCTGAGGTTGCCGCACTACCAAGTTGTTGATGCCATGCAGACTGAGCTGCTGGTGACAGTCCACCAGGCCCACCAGTCATGGGCATTACACCGTACCCAGGTGCCGCCGCACCCGCAAACGCGCCTTCTAGATTCTGGATGCCAGGAATCTGCTGTCCCACCACACCAGCACCGTACCCAGTAGCTGCATCTTTCAGCAGCCTGCCAAGGTCGCCCTTGCCCTCGAAGCTGGACGGCCTGTCACCCCACGGCTGTGGAATTGCGCCACCAGCGGTGCGACCTGCTGCCGCTCCTAGAGGACCACCCAAAGCGAATCCAACACCAGTCAATATCTGCTTGGGATCAGTGATCCACTTTGCAGCACCCTCCATGCGCTTCCAAAAACCTGGTTTCTGCTGCTGAAAAGCCATTAGTTATATCGCTCCGTTAGTAGTTACTACTTATTCGCTTTTGAAACCACCGTTTTCTTTAGACTCTGTCCCACCTTTTGGAGGAGCAGGTGTCGTTGTACGGCCTGACCTTTGAGAGTATTTCCCTAGCCACTTATTGAGCTCATCAGTATCTACATCGGCACTCAGAGCCTCCATGACCATCCTGAGCCGTTCGGTATCGTCGGCTCTCTCGAACTCGGACTCACGCTGCGCGAGTTGCTCCTCGGTCTCCCACTTTCTGACTTCGAGCTCTTCTCTCTTGAACTCACGATCCTTATCGCGCTGTGACGATTCCAGTTCGTGTAGTCCTTCCCAGCGAGCTCGCTCGTTGTCGATCTCCCACGTTCGCATCTCGGCTGACCGCGCTTCGATAGCTTCACGGCCAGCGATTTGAGCGTCGTTCATTGACTCCCTTGAAAGGTTGTCTGCTGCTCGCATAGAAGCCTCGGCACTAAGACCCAACTCTTGCAGCTCCAACTGCAACTCGGATCTCGCCGTGTTGTTGGCACTGTTCATTCTTTCGTTCGCTTGATCCGTCGCTGCACGCCAAGCGGTCTCGGCGTCTAGGCCAGCTTGCACCATCGCGTCGGCCATTTCTTGAATCTTTTCACGGCTCCCGAGCTCGGCATTCTGTAGCGCAGTTTCGTGACCCCTATCGAGTACCGCAGCCGCTACATCGGCATCGATGCCCAGATTCATCAACTCTTTTTGTGATTTATTGCGGGATTCCTGCATCGCGATGTTGGCTTCGTTGGTCGCCTTGTTGCGTGCAGTCTCTGCCGAGATGCCTTCCGATTGGATCTTCTGGGCTGCCGTTTCCAGCTTCTCCTGCAACTCCTGGTCAGCCTTACGCCAAGCAGCTTCCTCCTCTATACCCTTCTCCTGGAGCGCGAGAGCTTCACGTTCGAGGACGCGATTCAGTTTGTTCTCTGCCGCCTGAGCTTCTATTGAGCCTGCCTGTAGGCCTGCTGCGGCCACCCGTTCTGCTGTGCGATCGGCGTATTCTGCCTTCCTCGCATCGACCTGCTCTTGGTATTCCTGCTCCTGCAATCCGAGACTCTCGGCCCACTGGCTCTGCTGAGCTTCATGTGAGGCCTGGAACTGATCCTCTTGAGCCTGCATTCGTGCTTGTTCGAGCGTGAGCTCTTGACCGAGTCTGTCGGCTTCGAGCTGCAACTGATCGCTGCGCCACTGGATCTCGGCTTCGTCGCGAGCCTGTTGCAGATCCATGTCCTTGTTGGCGAGCTGTATCCGCTCTGCGTCTTGATCGAGTTGGCGTTCGCTCAGGCCTAGCTCTTGCAGACGGGCCTGTCTTGCCTCTTCGAGCACAGCCTGCTCCTGGCTCAGCGATGCCTCGAACTGCTCGTTCTGTATTGTGATGCGCTCGCGAGCGATGTTGAACTCTTCTCCTGCGAGCTCCTTCTCTTGTTTTAGCGACTCTAGACGGAGGTCGATTTCTGCTTCGTTCATCGCCTCTGTTATGTCCATCGCACGCCCAGCTTCCGTGGCCCTGTTCTGTATCTCCATCGCCCTCAAGCTGAGCGACTCGCTATCGAGTCCGTACTGCTGGATCCGAGCCGTTTGTGCTTCAGTGAGCGAAGCCTCGAACTGGGACTGCTCTTGCGCCTTCTGGGACTCGAATTGCTGGTTTTCGATTTCCATCTTGGCACGTCTGAACGCCTCATCGTACTCCATGCCCGTCTCTTGGAGATCGAGCGCCCTCTCTTGGATTGACGATACCGAGCCGAACTGCTTCTCCCATTCGTACTGGGATTGGCCGAATTCAGCTTGCCAGCGTTCTTCGTTCACTCTATCGCCACCGAGTTCACGCTCGAACTCGGCTGACCTGAACCCTATATCGGCAGCACCAGCTCTGTCGGCTGCCCAGGCGTCTGCTGCTGCTTGGTTAAGTTGATTTAAGCGTGATGTGCGTTCTCGTTCGAGGTCACCGAGCAGTCCTGCTCTGAGCTCACCTTCGACGCTGGATCCAACCATGCCACGCTGTGACATGAACTCATCTAGCTCTGCTCCTGCATACAATCTCTTGTTTTCGAGCTCGGCATCGATCTGACTGGTGATGTCGCTAATAAGATCACTGTCGTAGCGACTCGGTTTCGCCATCGCATCACTGGCGAAATTCTCCATACCTGGAGCAGCAGCTTCTGCGCGGAACGCACCTGGAGGTGTGTCGTATTCGGGAGCCGCTTGACCAGCAGCGAACCCACCGCCTGGCGCAGCTTGAGCCTGCCATGTAGCTAGTGATGGATCGAAAGTCTGTCCTGGGTTAGCCTCTTGCCACGCAGATTCCAAGTTAGCGGCTCTTGTGGCTGCGTCTCCCTCTCCGAACATACCAGGCGGCACTGAGAAGCCGCCCTTCTTTAGTTGTATATCCCTCGCTTTCGGAGGCCTTACAAGTGGAGTATCTGTATTAATCGGCATTATGTACCCAGGTCTGCGAAGGCCATCTTATCTGCTCCATCATCGCCGTCGAATTTCGTGTATGTGCTGCCGTCCCCTTCCAGGAATACTGGAATCAAGAACAGGTAGTAGCGGTTCGTGCCGTTCCTGCTGATCGTCAGATCCTGCTGGCGGTTGCTCCTGCAATCCACCCTGGTCGAACTCACATAGTTGCTGGTGCTGTAGGTCGCACCGCCCTTGCTTGTGGCAGTGCTCTGTACCTGTGCCTGCACAAACTGTGTTGCTCTCGATGCTACGAACCGCACGTTCACGTCTGTCCCAGCGCCAGTGTCCTTCTGTCCCTCGATCGATACCCTCTGTTGGTTGTCCCAGAACGAAGCCAACCCGCGCAGGAATCTGTCGAGCTCCGGCGGCAAGCCCAGAGGCAGACTGTAAGGACCACCTGGCATTTACCATGACTCCCGCATTACACCAGCAGCCAGCTCAACAGCAGCTATCTTGACAGCCGCTGTAGAGGTGACCTCCACAGGCAACGCAACACCCTTGGAACCTACCCTGGCTTTCTTGGTGGTTGGTTTGGTTGAGATGCCGAAACTCATCGTATGTGCCGTGCTATCCACGCCGTCAGCTTTGACTCTCACTGTTACGTTGCTGGCTGCCGCCTGCTGCGAGGAAACACGCACTACACGAGCTCGCTTGTCACGCATCGCCTGCTGGAACATGAACGGACGTGTCACGAGCTTGAACGATATGTCTTCGCCACCAGTGCCTCCTGGCTCGGCGTTGTCCGTGTCACCCTTCTCCAGTTGCCGCACGAACCCGTCGTAGCCACAACTGATTGGTGTCGTGGTTAGCTGAGCTCCAGCGAGATCTGCCAGGAATAGTGCAGCGTGGTCATGTACGGTGGACGCGAAGTCGAGATACCCGTCCGAGTCTATCGTCATAAACTCACCACCAGTGAGCGTAGTCGTCAGATACCCGAGCAAGGTGTCGCCAAGGTCTCGATCAGACGTTGCGCTTCTTTCCAGGTAGCCGCTGCTGTCCACATACAGAGTATCGTCGTCTGAGGACGCATAGCGGTGCAGCATGAGTGCTGGGGGGTGCTCCTCTGTCGGCGGCCTGTAGCCGATCATGTAATCGTTCTGAGACGATGTTATAGGAACCGCACACCAGTACTCGTGTTTCTGCGGCCAATACAAGCCGACAGCGGTTCCTGGAGTGCTCGATAGCTGAGACCAATTCATGCCGTCCATAAACTTCTGGATGCTACGAGTGGCAAGCTGTATCTGGCCGCCGATCTGGTAGAATTCCACACCTCGCTTGCTCAGCCAGCACACGCCCTGGTTACCTACAGCCTGAATCGTGCGTGGTGCCACGCATCCCACCGATCGTGATATACCCCGAGCTCCAGCCTCGACTTCCAGCGTATTGAACCCGTATCCCTCGATGTAGCCTGTGCTCTCGCTCTTGAACACCATTAGCACGCTACCAAGCTGGTAGAGCCCAGTGAGGTGTATATCACCGTCATGGGTCTGTGCCTTGACCGTCAGCCCGTCTGGAGTAGCCCAGGTGTCTATGTCTCCCACCTTGGATGCGACCACGTCTATGCCACTGTGGCCTGTAGCCCAGAGACGGTTACCGAACACTGCCAGATACTTCACGTTGTTCGGGATGTTCGAGATCGTGGCCCAAGCGGATCCGTTCCACTGATAGGAATTCGTGCCACCGTTCGCTGCACAGAGCACGTTGACCGCACCCTCGCGCATGATGACCAGGCTCCAGAATGCCTCTGTGAGGCCCGTAGCTTGCTGTGTCCAGGACGCGCCCTCGTTGGTTGACGTGTACATCTTGTCGCCCATAAACACTACGAGCTGCTGTGCGCCAGCAGCCGTATGATATTCGATAGCCCCAAAGCATTGAGCTCCAGAATTCAGAGCTGTAGTGTGCAGCTTCTCGCTGCCGCCTCTACGCTCGACCGTCTGCCCGTCGAAGGACACACGCCCATTCTGGAGGAGCTCGCACTCGTCTGGCTTATACTCGACAGGAGCGGCAGTGTCATTCATGCCCCTGGCAAACGAGAGCTGCTGCTCTTGAACCATCAAGGCCATATGCTACTACTCAGCCTTCTCGATGCGGAGCAGAGCTGCCATATCGATGATCGTGTTCGGTGAAAGCGATACCCCGTTCGTTCCCTCTGCCCAGCCGAGCTCGTCGCCGTCCTGGTAGAGTGTGAACTGTTCTGGGAGCTTGAGCTCCTGGGCCATTAGATCATTGAACCCAGCGACGTACTCCGGCCAGCCAGGCATATCGGATCTCATCTCGGTGGCCGTCTCTTCGCCCTCTCCAGGTGTGCCGTATCGCTCGATAAGACCGCCATTGAGCTCCTGCACGTCCTCGATGCGATCCTTGATCAGCCTCTGCACCTCGACCATACGAAGTGCTACGCCCATCGGGATCTTGGTGTTGCCGCATTCTCTGAGTGCAGCTTGCACCGTTCCGAGCTCAGCGTTCGTGATTGTGACCTTATTTTTTGCCATTATCCTTCTTCCTCTCATGGGCTCACGTCTACTTCTGGAGACGGGCCGTGTATAGGTGGTTCAGCAACTTTTTCTTGCTCTACGATGACTTTCCCAGTTTCATCGGTCCAGTCGGTTTCCATCATGTGTTCGTCACACCGTTCTGCGACTACTAACCAACTAACACTATCACTAGAATCAGAATCAGCGCATTCTATCGTAAGCACACTTCCTTCGACTGAACCACGCACAGCGGACCATCCGTCCTCATTCTGCACCCAGCATTGCGGGTCACGACAGAGTAGCTCCCAAGTTCCTTCGCTCATGTCGGAGGCTTCATCTAAATCGACTTGAGCCGTACCGCCGGAAAGCTCTACCTTGCCTCTGTAATTTAGGTCTGCTCGCGGTCCTTCGATGAATGAATGATATAGGCTATGCGTGTCCTTCTTTTCTGGTAACGGATGGTCGATTTTGAATGAGCCAGAACCCTTAGATAAGGCACCAGCCAGAGTGACGTTACCATCTTCCATGACTTGAAATACCGTAGCGTCAGAATCATCGCGATCAGTCACGCATCGGATATGGTAATAAGATTGCGCCGCAGACCCCGCCGCTGTTGTCATTAGAAGAGATGGGGTGCCACTGGGGACGCTGACGTTGTGATCTAGCGTTAATGCGTTAAAGGTGGAGGTGCTAGTGCGGATATATGCCGCTGAGCTCGCCCCATATCCGTTGGCTCCGGCAGTCCTAGCTCCAACCAGAAGGTTTACGTCAATGCAAAACGCCCCTGAGTCAATTAGTCCGGCATAGTTGTTAGTGCCTCCACCAGAAGGTGCCCCTTCTATATAGAACGAGGCAGTATTAGTCACAGCGGCACTAGTGGCATCTAAGTTGATACCAGGAGTATTGATTCGCATCTGGGCAATCAGCCCAACGGTAGTGCTGGCCGGAACCACAAAGCTGTTGTTTACATACAAGCCAGTGAGGTGACCAGTGTTGTTGGCGTGACCAGTCATGGTTGTGCCAAGCGTCACACAGGCTTCGTTATCTGAGGTCGCTTGGCTTGTATAGCTTCCTGTCTGCTCAGTGATGCCTGCTATAGCAAGATTGCCGTAAGACTTGACCTCAATTCCGTGCGGGGCAGAACCGGACTCAGCAACATGGAATGCCGTAACACCACCAGCCACTACATCTAAACGATCAGCCGTACCCTCTTCGATATAGGTATTGGATCTGCCGTCTAGATAGAACTTACCACCAGCAGGCATCACAAAATCTTGTGCGGCTTCTATATATTCATTGCCACTATTGTAGTTGAAGTTTGCTACCTCACTCCCACCACAGATGACTCCTATGTGGTCAGCACCTCTTTCGTGGATGTAAGTATTGCCGCCGCCGTCTAGGTAGAACTTACCTAGAGGATTCATTGTTACATTTCTACCTTCCAGTTGTAACGAGGCATACTGCGACCCATTCTCATAGGTGTATAACAGCAACTTACTGTCTTCACTGGTGTTACTGGCATCAGTCATTATGCTACGGATTAAACCACATTCTAGGCCATTGCCAGCATCATCTTCTGTGTAGAAATAGATGCGGCCACCTTCGTCATCGTCTTGGCCCACTCTGGTATTTTTGAGGTTTAGAACACCGCCATTAGCGTTAGCACCAGTGTTGCTTATGTTTACGGTAGGCGTTCCAGCAATATCTAGCGTGACAGTTGGGGTCGGAGTACCAATTCCTATTTTTCCATCCGACAGAATCGTCATGCGGTAAGTGGGAGCATTGGCACCATCAGCAGTTGTACCAAACTGCAACCTACTGGGAACGTCATTCGCACCTGGGGTGCCGTCTATGAAGCAACTGATCTCAGCACCTACGGAACCCCTATCAGTACCATCAGCGGCATCCCAGTAGATTGCCCCCAAATGGTCATCATCTTGAACGATGGTGTCAGAATTGACCGCTGTACCTCTGGATTTACCCAGATACAATGCGGGTCCATTGGCATCGTTGCTATTTCTGAACGCAGATATACTTGAACCAGGACCGCCAGTACCTTCTACCTGTAGCCTAGCCGTTGCTCCATAAAACGCATCGGGTGTAACAGTTCCAAGAGTGAGAACACCAGATGTATTTAGAGCAAACTTGGTATTAGCCGCACTGCTTCCCGTACCCATCATAAACGAAGTGCCATCACCCCAATCGTCGCTATCACGCAATCCAATAGCCCAGTTGCTACTTCCAGCAGTTTGGAAATCAACTGTGGCATTCTGATCCGATGCTGACCTGTCTATGTCTACAGATGCCGCTGAAGATGAATCAACAATGACCTTGGCCGCTGACTTAGCGACTTCAAGATTACCACTCAATGTAGCCGCCGCGAGCGTAGTGGCTCCCGACACACCCAGCGTACTAGCCATATCTACCGCACCGTCGATATCCACCACATCTAGGTTGGTAGTCCCGTCTACATCCAAATCACCATTGAAGTCTGCGTTTCCAGCCAGAGTTAGCGTTCCAGAGACATCCAGTGTACCGTTCAGATCTACGGCGGTTGTGTTGATTTCCACCTCATCGGTCGCCGCGATAATCATCTTCGTGGCGCTGGCACCGCTGATGTACTGGGAAGCGTCGTTGAACTGAAGCTGGCGAGTGCTGTTCAGGAGGATTCCTGTGTCAGCAACGTGAGTGAGCGTTACGTCGCGATCAGCCCCCCACGCCAGCACAGCGGCGTCGGTCTTGAGGCTGACGTGCTGGTTGAAGTCCCAGGAGTCGGTGTCGTTCTCCCAGAGTATTGTCTTGTCGCTTGCGCCTTTTAGCGTGATACCACCACCGTCTGCTGTAGAGTCGGATGGGGAGGCGACTGAGCCAAGCTCAATGTTTTTGTCGTCTACCGAGATCGTGGTGGAGTTGATGGTTGTGGTCGTACCGTTGACCGTAAGATCGCCAGCTATAGTGACGTTGCCCGTCAGCGCCGACGTACCTGACACAGTCAGTGCCGCATTAACGTCTAGCGTGGTAGCATCGATGTTGACATCGGTGGTCGCCGCAATATCTAGGTCAGCGGCTGAGCTCGCACCGATATACTGGCTGGCGTCGTTGAACTGGATACGCCTGGTGGAGTTGAGTAACAGTCCGGTGTCGTGAACGTGGGTAAGGCTGACCTCACTGTCGCCTCCGAAATTCAGTACGGCAGCGTCGGAAACCAGGCTCAGATCATCCCCTACTGATGCATCTGCGCTCATGGTCACGTTTCCGGTTAGCAGGCTGGTTCCCGACACATCCAACGTGCCGTTCAAGTCCACTGCCGTAGCGTTTAGCTCGATCTCGTCGGTAGCATTGATATCGAGTACAGTTGCGCTAGGTGCATTGATGTACTGTGATGCGTCGTTGAATTGCAGCGCCATCGTGGAATTCAACAGCAATCCCGTATCGGCAACGTGCGTCAGGCTTACATCTTGGTCATCGCCTAATCCGATAACCGCGCCATCGGCAAGATACAGGTCGCTGAACTCTAGTGACGTTGTACCTAGCGCAGCCCCATCTGATGCGTCAGGAACAAAGGCTGTCGTAGCAGTGATTGTTGTGCCCTGTATGGTGCTAGCGCCTGTTATTGCTCCACTTACTAGCAGCGTGCTAGCCATGTCTACTGCTCCGTCAATATCTACTACATCTAGATTTGACGTACCATCTACATCTAAATCGCCATTGAAATCTGCGTTACCAGCTAGAGTCAATGTTGATGCCATATCAACAGCACCATCAATGTCTACGACATCTAGGTTTGCGGTCCCGTCTACGTCCAGGTCGCCTGCTAAGTCAATTCCTGCGGCACCTGCTAATACCAAGTCATCAGTAGACGTGTCCCATAGCATATAAGCACTGGCTGTGTCACCAAAGAATTTGACATCGTATCCAGTGTCATCGACACCAACCGTAACCGTTGAATCAATCTGTACTGCACCGTCAATATCAACTGCATCTAGGTTGGTGGTGCCGTCTACGTCCAGAGCTCCGTTAAAGTCTACAGCACCCGCTACAGTGAGCGTGCTTGAGACATCTAATGTGCCGTTCAGGTCTATTGCGGTAGCAGTAAGGTCGATCTCGTCAGTAGCAGCGATAGACAGTACCGTGGCACTTGTGCCACTGATGTATTGGCTTGAGTCATTGAATTGAAGCTGTCGGGTGCTATTCAGGAGTAGACCAGTGTCGGCAACGTGCGTCAGGCTTACGTCCGAGTCAGCTCCGAAATTCAGGACTGCTGCGTCCGATTTCAGCGTAACGTCATCGCCTACTTCCAAGTCCCCTGCCAAGGCCAGCTTGCCAGCCGTCCAGGTGCCTACCGCCGTACCAGCGATCACATCGAGGAACGTGCCTGCGGCAGACATATAGCGACCAGAGTCCTTGTCGGCCTCGAAGCTGTAACTAGGACGAGACGCCGATCCACTGGCTACTTGGACCTGGCCGTCCTTGTCTATCGTGCAGACAAGAGTCCCCGAGTTGGGTCCGTTCCAGATCTCCAGCAACGACTCGTCTGTCGTATCGCGAGCTGTCGCGAACCCAAGGATGTGGGTGTTGTCCTGTGGTTGGATCGCCTTGATCCCGAAAGCACCCATTTAACTACCTCGCTATCATGTAGACTATGTCATCACCTGCGTTGTCACATATGATGTAGAGCTCGTCCAGGTTGCCGACTGGGATCCACCCAGTCTCTTCCTTGGCATCTAACTCCCATCCGCTTGTCACATCGGTAGTACCATCTACCACGGTGACTCCTGAAAAGCCGACGTAGACGTTTCCAGAGTTGTTTGCCACCGCTTTGATATTCACACATTTAGCGGTGACATCCGGCAACTGTGCGGCACTGGTGGAACCAGATTTTTCCCCTGTCGCTACAACCCTGACGTATTGCGTTGCGTTCATTCCCAACATGGCACTTGTCCTTATGTGTAGTAGTGTGTACCCAGCGTCGGTTTCGGCCTGAGCTTTCTCGGTGTCCTGCTGCGTCGTGAGCGCCGGAACGCACGCTGCTCGCACGTCCTAACCTTATTGCGGATCTTGGCCTCCATCTCTTGTCCACCAGGAAGCCATGAGTCTTCCATAGCTCTCTCTGCTGCGTATGCCACGATCAGCGGTCGGTCCTCGCTAGGGAAATCGACCGTAGCACTCGATAGCGTAGGCAGGCGGTGATGGTAGTCGTAGATCAAGCTTGCAGGTGGATTAGCACCCCTGGCGATCCACAGGTTGGTGCCTTGCAGCCAGTAGCGGTTGCCCCTGACTCTGAACCTGTCCCTGAAGTCCACCAGGCTGCCCCAGCGCGTGCCGTCTATCTTCCTGAGCGCACTGGTCATGTCGTCGCCAGCCAGCCGGAAGAAGTCGCTTTCTAGTGCCTTGTAGCGTCCACCGTCATCCGATTCCGTACCGCTCCACGACGTGATCGCCGTGGCTTGTGATACCCACCTATCGGACAGCCCGCAGTCCATCAGATAGTCTTGAGCGTCGTTTAGTCCATACTGAAGAAACTGGTTGACGGCTTCCAAGGACGAGTCGTCGTGCTCGATCAGAGAGTCGTCATCAGAAGCAGTATCAGTAATCCTGTAGAACGCTCGCTGTAGACTTGCCAGATTGGTGAGTACGGCCATTAGGTCACGGTAGTTTGGGGTTTACGTCTTCGAGGAACTTGTGCTGTCATCGGCGCATCGTCTGGAAGCGCAGCGATCTCTTCTTCTTCTACCTCTATGAATCCCGTCGCGTCGGACTTGTTCTCTTCTCGTCCGTCAGCGATGAACCCTGCTATGTCGTCGGCACTGAGCCCTCGCTCTTCTGCCGCCTCGAAGAACTCTTCCTTCAATGTATCGACGCGACTTCTCTTCTTTTCGCGCTCGATCTCTTCTGGATCTACACGGAAATCGTAGTTCTTGTAGTTATGTCCTGTTGGGAGCTCGTCCCAGACATAGACCTCTTTATGGGTCTCTGGACGGATTTCAAAAATCGGCACCGTTGGAATACCAAGCTGGTTGAGCTTCCACGCTTGCTCACCAGTATCCGTGAGCACTGCCTGGCGCACGTCCTTCGTGTAGGTGCGTTCAATGATAGGGCGGCCATCGGTATGTGTGCCGATGATCTCCTCGTCCTCACCCAGGACGGTGCGTGGCCTTAGTCTCGAAATTCTATTTAGTCTCTGTCTCATGGTGTCTTCTCCTGTGTCGGCCCCTCTTCAGGGGGGGACTGTGATAGGTCTATTCCTATTGGTAAAAACGGTTCCTTCATCACACGCTTACGCACATCTCTGCCAACCGCCAATGCTTCTTCTCGCATGGCTAGGCGTAGGCGCTCCTTTGTGTCGCGCTGAGTCTCCACCTGCCAGGTCAACGCATCCTGAATCGAACTAAACTCACCTTGACCACTCCATGTGTCGCCCTTCTCTAGCATCTCAGTCAACCCACTTACACCTAATTCCTCTAATTCGTAACCCACATACAGCCCTACATCCTTGTCGAAGTAGGTAATCTCGACGGTCTCGACTGGTTCCTCTTCGAGTTCTCCTGCTTTCCAGGCCGCCAGTACCGGATCATCCGGCATGAGCGATATCCGTATCTGCCACTGACAGACAGGCTCGGGTATCCACACGATATGAGCGTGCCTGCCACTCTTCCTGAAGTGCAGCTCGACAGCGTCCTGGAACTCGTAGGGAGCTCGGCGTTGTTCCGAGCCCCCTACAGTGTGTATCAGACCCATCTAAAGAGTCCTCCTGCTAGTCATGCTTAACTACTCGCCGTACCGATAAGCATACCTGTCTCGCCACCAGCGTTAACCCCGTAATTCTCAAAGAGGCTAAGCGAACCAACGGTGTTGACCCAGGTCGTCTGGCCGTTCGTTGCGATCATGCAACTGTTGTACCTGACGTGCCCTGTGGCGGCACTGTACCCCTCGATGTTCACGTCAACAGCGTTGGCGTTCTCTAAGGCACAGTCTTCGATGAGACAGTCCGTCCATGCAGCACTCATGTCGATGTTGGCTGCCGAGAAGTCGCCGTGGCTAACCAGTTTGCGAATCGTGACATGGTCAGCCGCTGCTCCGGTGAGGAACCCAGTGTTACCCGCTGTGTCCGTACCGTGGTTCACGCACCCGATGCACTCGAAGTAATCCGCATCGGCAGTAAGCGTGATCCAGTGCAACGTGTTCTTCGCTGCCGTGGCATCGTCGAACAGGCAGTTCTCGATCCGACAGTGAGCTGCCGTGACGGGAATACCCACCACGAGCGAGTCCACGTCATTGATGAAATGGATGTTCTGGATGGTGACATTAGCCGCCGACACTGCAACGGTCGCTGCCGTATTGTCGAGCGTGATCTGTGGGCGGTCGGTGCCTCGGCCTAAGCCGATAATGCTGATGCCCGCCACGTCTGCCGCGATAGCTGATGCGCTACTGAGCGTCTCAGCGTGTCCTGGCATCGCGTAAATGATGTCACCCTTGCTCGCCGTGCATTTGTTGATCGCGGCGTCGATTGTAATCAGAGCCTCGTCCGAGGCGTCCCCTGTGTTGGCCGCAGCTCCACTACCCGAGTCCACATAGAAGATGGAGCCCGTCGTGTGGTTGATGAGGTTCCGCAATTCCTGCGAATACTTCACCTCGCGCAGAGCGTTACGCAGCCTGTTATTCAGTTCCTGACTTGACATTGAAAATGGTCCCTTGCCTAGAAGGCGTTAGAGGCTGGGCGAGAGGCACTGTGCCCCCCGCCCAACAACCCGTTTCGATACTAATTCATACTACCCATACACCTATTAGCTAGGCACTGGGCTGAAGTCGCTAGCAGTCACGTTAGCAAGGCTAATGCCTGTCAACGCAGCGTGCCTGTTACGGCGATCGCTGAATGACTGCTTGTAACTTTTGACGTACCACTCCTTACCGTCGAAGTCGCTCAGGCGGCTGAACTGGCTGCCGTCTTCAGCGAAGTAATCGGCTTCACCGTCGAGATCGACTGTGAAGAGGTCTTCAACTGATAGGGTGTAGAGTACATCGTGGATCTGCCAATCGTCTTCAATGAAGTCCATATTGGCGATCCTGACGGCCTCGTAGCCGCCCTCGAACGTGCGACCGAGTGCAGTCTGCTGCTGGAATCCGACGAGCGTTCTGGCGAGCTCAGCGATCACACTACCCTGGGCGCAGCAAACGTGTGTGCTCGGCCCTACGGGTGAGGTGGATTTCGCTCTAAGCTGCCTGAAGTGCTCGGTCACTTCGATGTGATCGAAGCTTGCACTTGCCTTACGATAAGGCTTCCAGCGCGGATAGGTCGATTGTGAAATGTTAAACACCGTCGTCGCATCTTCGTCAGGGTCCACGATATTAAGCAAGCCGTTAGGCGCATTCGTGTATTCTGAAGCGAAGTAGTCTGTCGAGATGTTCGGGGTTGTGGCGTTAACGATCAGATCGTTAGCCGCCAGTTGGTTGCCTGGCTCCCATGTGCCAGCAGTCGTGACAGTTACCGTATTCGTGCTATGTGTGATAGCACTGATGGTCCCTGCGCCTGCTAACGCATTCGAGCTGCCGACATCAACCCAGTTGATGATCATGCCTACCTCCATGTGGAGGAGAGGCGGTGTGTCAGCGTGACCGTATCCGTCTTTCACAACGAACACAGTTGAGCTCGTGCGAGACGATACCTTACACAGCGTACCGTTCGACGTGCCAATAGCGTGACGGATCTGAGAACGCCCGAATGCATCCCACATCTGGTCGAACATACGACCGAGTAGGTCACCGAACGCGCCTGGACCGCGCACTGCACGCTTTTCGATAAAGTTATCGATTGCTCTACGAACGTAGAGCCTAGCTGGTGTGGTTTCCCCTTCCACCGCATCAACATACTGGTGGTCAGGAAGATTACCGTCCGAACCCATCGCCCCACCCGCATACGTCAGATCGGCTGAGAAGACTAGCTTCTCACCATCGATGCGGTAGTCACCTGCTCCAGCCTCTTGAAAGAGCTGGCTGGTAGGTGACCAGGAGGACACGTTCGGCTTGACCTCACCAGCATAGATCTCGTGTACCAGCCCCGTGAGGTCGGTAATCGCCTCAAGGCCGGAGACTTGTGATCCTAATGCCATAGGTCAAAACCTCATGTTTACGCCCGCTGACCCCACGTTCTAACGCGGGAGCGACGGGCTCGTTTTTGTTGACTAGGGCTCATAGCCCTGAGCTCGTTGTTCTCGGTCGGTGTGCCATGATCGCGCACTCCTGCCGCCAACGTACTCGGGACAGACCCTGGTCTTGTCGCGTGACGAGTGGCAGCCTGTTCGAGGTTATTCACCTCTTGCTGCCGCGCTTCTTCTTTGACCTTTGCCTCTGCCGCTGCGAGCTCTTGCTTCCTCTGCTCGGCAGCAGTAACAGCCTGCTGGGCCTGCACATCTGGGCTTTGGGCATACGCAGCATTTGCATAAGTATACCAACCACTTGGTGTAGGCTCCTCACCTCTGGCTGAGCACATCGAACCATATCCAGACAGAGCCTGCCTGACCTCTGTTTCATTCCAAAGCGGATACTGCGGAGGCACGTCCGTGTTCGGATTACCCCGCATAGCGTCGTTGATAGCGTCGTTGGCGAACTTGTTGGCCCGCTGGACAGCTACCTCGTTCATGTACTGATTACGCGCTTCTGCTTTGGCCTGTTCCAGGCCCTCGGCTCCTTGTGTCGTCAAGATACCGTTGCGATAAGTATCGGCATCGGCCTGTCCATAGGTCTGCAACAGGTCTCGGTATGTCTGCTCCTGTTCGGAAGTCAGAATACCACCTGAACTCGCTTGTTGCCTCCAGTACTCTGCATCAGCGCGGGTCTCTATGAGTTGGGCGCTGACTTCGTTGAGTTGTTGAGAAGCTTGGTCGAGGTCGGACCTACGGACATGGCTGTTCAGCAGAGCTCTGAGATCTCGTTCATCTTCAGAAGCTACCGTGAACGCCTCGCGCCCCCTCTGTCGCAGGGGATGGTTGTCTGCGACGGGGACTGTCACGGACGTAACGTCAGGGGTAGTGGCCTGCGTGTCCGTGGCCCCGTCCATTGCCACTTCAGAAGATGAAGTAGCTACGGTATCGGGGACTTGATCACCGGAAGTCGAGCTTTCGGGCGACTTCTCGGCTTGTTCTTCTTTCATAAACTGACCGCCCTGCGGCGTACCTTTCGGTTGGCGCAAGCGGTCAGCGGCATTTGTTTGTGTTTCCTGCTCTGCAAGAGCTGCCTCTATCTTGGCACCTAAACGCTCTTTGGCACCCTGCTTGATGTCGGAGACAGTTTGCTGTGTCCTATCGACTGCTGGCGGTGCTTCTGGAGTCGATGGTGCCTCGACTACAGGAGCTTCTGCTGGTGCTTCTGCGACTTCCGAGGCCGTTACGGCGGCGGTGTCAGACATAGTACCTCTTCATGTTATGCAGCACCCTGCGCTGCTTGAGTCAGTTTTGCTATCTCGGTAGTGGATGTATTCATAGCCTCGGACGTGGGCGAGCCAGCTTCTGCGCTCGCAAGACCTGGTGATCCACCAGGAGATGTCGATGCCGCTAGCTGTCCAGGAGAGGGAGCCTCTACCTGGGCCGCCCTGGATATCTGTTGTCCACTCAGCCACTTAAAGAACTGATCCTGCCTGAGCATGGCTACCCTTCTCACGATCGAGTCTTCGCTCTCGTCTTGCGTCATCGTAGATAACGCTTCGAGGTGAGCTGTGGTGTCGTCGTCCATCATAATAGGGTACTGCCCGTCAACGATAGGCCATAGATACTGTGCTGCCTGCTCGACCACGGGATTCTGCATACCAGTGACTTGCTGGGGATCCAGGCCGTACTCCTCCCTGAAGGACTTGACCACCTCCCTTATGCCCTGGTTGACGACCTTAGCACGACGCTCACGCATCTCTTGTGGATCGAGCTCGTCAGGCCAAAGGCTTCTGTCTGGGTATTGCTTCTTGAATTGCCTGGTAGATATCGCTCGTTCGCCTGTAGTTTCGTCCACCATGCCCCACAGGTTCATTAGCGTCTGGGCCTTGTTCTCCGTCGTGGCACCGAACCCAGACGTGAGCCTGTACATCGGCAGCATCTGGGAGAGCTGGCTCCTGTCGATGTAGGGCTGGATGAGGTGAGCGATCTCGTCTCCTGCTATATCCACAAGCCACGGCACGTCGCCGTATTCCTTCATTAGATTCCAGCAGATACCCATGAACTGCTCGGCACTCTCCCTGAATCTCTGGTTGGTAGGCCCGTGTACGGTGTCATCTGCCCGTGCCAGGGCCACCACCTTGGCAGCAGCGTCACCGGACTTGCTTTCTCCACGGCTCGCAGCCTGCCAGCCTCCTTTACGGAACATCCCAGCCTCGATGCGCTGGATCTTGTTCTCAAGCAGCGGTATGTGACGGTAGGGGAGCTCCAGGTACTGAGGCACGAAGCCCGCGCCTGGATCGATCTCTATCTCACCGTCGTCTATGTAGGCCGCACTGTCGTCTGCGATCACGCCAGCAGTAACCAGTGGAGCCCTGACCGAACGTCGCACAAACTCGTTGACCAACGTCTCTAGCTGGTTGAGCTGGACCTGGTCCTCGTCTAGGTCGGCCACATACGGCTTACCATGCACGTCATCGAAGCGATTCGCGCTGTAGACCTGTACACAGCTAAATGTGCCACCAGGTAGAGGTCCGTCGTGTAGCAGCACGGCGTTACCGAAGCCACCACTCGTGCCACCACCAGTTGCGTCTGCTCTGTCCGTACTCGCTGATCCGTTTAGGGCGATCATCGTGAGTCGTCCGTAGGGATGATTTACATCTGCCCCAGGTGCGATCTCGCGATAGATCAAGGCTATGAGCTCTTCACCGTCTTGGCCGCTCATTAGTGCCGAGGTGCCGTGAATCGAGTTGCCAGCCATCAACCACTTCCTGACCGTGCGCTGGAACCTGCTAGACGAGTTGAGCTTCGTGCTGCCTTCGATGCCTGGTATCTCGGGGAACGCCTGCCGCACTCCCTCTGCGCTGACTACACGCCCGTAGGTCATTCTCTCGACGTTGCCACGAGTTGCGCCAGTCGAGTACACCGTGTCGAACGGGTCTCCTACCCAGCAGTCTATCGATCCACGTTGTGGTCCCTGCATACCTTCTGCGTGTACAGGCTGGTAAGCGTCAAAATGTGGATCGTCACGCCACTGAGCGTGGACCGGACAGTGACCGTAGGCCGCTGCCATGTACATGGCTTCAGCGAACAAGCTGTTCAGGTTCTGCTCACTGGCTATGTAGTTGGCGAATGCCTGGTCGATAGCTCCCGACTCTCTCGAATGGCGATCTGGCCTGGTCTCCACCACAAACCTGAACGGCATCGTAGTGTGGTAGGCCACCATGTTGTCTACCATCGGACGCAGCAAGTTGTTCTGAGCTCGTGGTACGCCACTGAGGTTGTGCGGGATCTGGATGCGCTCACCGTTGTACAGGTCAGCCCACTGGTTATCACCCTCGCCATCGATGTGGATGAGGTACTTCTCGGCTGTTAGATCATGGAATCGCTTGCTGTCTAGACCCTTGCGGTGGAACTCGGCTACTTCCCTGGCGATCGCGCTCGGATCGCCCATACCCATCGCATCCATTTGGTTGTCAGGCTGAGCTGACACCGCATCATCGCCACCGTAGTGACCAGAGGACGTGACTGTGGTATTAAGGGGAGTTGCCATTAGTCGAAGATATAAGTCAACAGTGCGTCAGCCAATGCCAACGCTCGATTCGAGTTCAGCTTGAATCTCACTCCAAGCCCTGCCCTCTCTATGGTGAGCTATTCTGGCGCTATTGCGTAGGTTTTGGCGAACGTGTTCGGATTCGTACTTGTCTATGACGTAAGTCAAGGACGATGGTATGGGTTGCTGTGGCTCCCTCGGTTGGGGCGGTAACTCGGTCATACCGCTCTTTCTCCGTTGCACTCGGCGTGCATGATCGAGCCACTCGTCGTTCTGTAGCCTGAGACGATCGCGCTCTTCGATGACCAGGTCATATGCGGTGCGGCTGACCCAGGGCCACCTTATGCCTCGCTTCGTTTTGCGACTGTCGTGTATAATCACTTTGCGAGCTCGGCCTTGAGTACCGCCATCTCGACTTCCAGGTCTCTGATGCGGCCTTCCAGATCGTCGATGCGTTGTGTGAGCAACCCCGAAACTC